TGGCGCACGTCGGATTGCCATGCGGGAGGTCGCGCGGTGCGCCGCTCCCCTGGGTACTTGCACCCGTCCTGAGTGCCACTGGCATGATGAGCGCTCTGGTAAACACCGATCGGATGTCGATGAGGACGCCGAGCGGTTGGCTGGTGAGGCTGATGCTGCCGCCGAATTGGCGGAGTCACTGTGGGAGGACATGCATGGCGAATCAAGCCTTCCAACGCACGTCGATGCTGTAGCCAGTGGCGTGGCCGGCCCGTCTGATAACCTCTGGGCTGGGGTCATAGCAAACAGTCTGGCCACGATGCCCACGCTCGAGTTCACCCCTCTAACCTCCGACGGGCCCACCGGCAACATTGCCGAGGCTCTGCTGACTCCCGTCGCCGAGGTTATTGCGGTCCGTGCTAACCCCCCTGTCGTCGCCCCCCGCCCGCCCAAGGCTAAGTCGGCAGCCGTTGTGCCTGGTGGCAAACCCGTCCCGGCCAACCCCCCAATCGCCAAACCCCCTGCTGGTGGGCCCACCGGTGGCAACACCGAGGCTACGCTGAAACCCACGAGCAAGGGCAAGACCGAACGGCTGCCACCCACTGATGCTGAGATCGAGGCATCATGGGACATGTTCCTTGCAGAGGTCACCATCCACCTCTACAAAACCAGCCTCAACCCCACGCGGTATACCATGGGACGTAGCCGAATCAATACGTGGATGTCCAAGTCCGGCCTGCCTCTCACTACCGCAAACGTGCTGAAGGCCGCCACCATCATTGACCGTGAGGTTGCCGCTTGCAAAGCCATGATGGAGAGCAACGGCGCTTATACCCTTGCCTTCGGCCAGGCAAAAGGGACGACCGAGCTGGAACGTGACGTTGAGGAGGGCACCGCAAGGAACCTCTTCATCTTGCACCCATCGCGGATTTGGCACTCCTCGTGTCGCAGCGTCCGCAAGGCGTTCGAGGAGTTGACGTCAGACGGACCTGGTTCGCTCAAGTTGTCAGAGAAAGGCGTCAAGTACACATCGCCGTATCCCTACCTGAAGACCACATGTTGCGAGCCTGCCTTGCTTAGGTGGTTGACGGACCGTGGTAAAACCATGGAGGATCTCATGGACGATCGACTCGACGACATTCTGCCTCGTGGGATGAAGTTTTCAGCCAAACGCGCCGACCTGCAATGCCAGGAGGCCCAGCAGATCCCCGTTGGGTTCACTACCCAAGATACTGGATTGTGGATTCCTTCGACCCATTGTTGGCATAACGAAGCACTCGCCATCCTAGCCCGGCAACAGGTTGGGGTAAATGAAGAGTCGACGCCCGAGACGCGGCACGCAATCTACGATTTCGGCGTCGACATGGCCTTGGCGATCTGGCCAAACATCAGCTACGTTGCACCGGCCCAGGAAGTCATGGATGCCGAGTATCTCGAAGGCAAAACCCGGGGCCAAAAACTGACGTTTGAGCGTGGACGCACGGCCATGCGCGCCGGTAGCAGCGTCAAGTATGAGTGTTCGTCTTTCGTTAAGGCCGAGATTTCTGGCGAGAAGGATCCAGTCAAGCAGCACCCTCGCAACATTTGTGGCAATCATCCGGACGGCACGTATATCTCCGAGGTTGGCCCGGAGTACGGTTCCATGCAACACTATGCGGTCAAGGAGCTCTTCCGTGGACCCAACACGTTGCCTGAGCGGTTCTTCGTGTATACTAGCGGGTTGAGTGGCGAAGAGGTTGGCACCCTTGTTAGCCACATGGAGCAGTTGAACTTTTGGCCCATCGAAGTCGACCTCACCCGCTGTGATGGCCACACGTCTATCGAGGCGCGTCAAGCGGAGTGCAAGTGGTACCGCATCAACGGCATGAGTGCCGAATGTTTGGCCCATCTTGCCGAGGACCACAAGATCGCAGGACGCTCGAAGCTCGGCTTTGAGTTCAAGGCTGGGCCGTCGGAGCCTTCCGGACGTCCCGATACGTCATGGGGTACCAGCCTCCGCCTCATTTTCATCGATCTGGTGTTTGGCGCGTGGACCAACTGGCGTGAGGAACAAGGCATTGTCGACGTCGATCCAGATGCACTGAGAGACGATCTGCTACAGTTCATCGAACATGCTCGTCATCCTGGCAATTTCGACCGCGTCATCCAGGCCTTCAAAGTCAACCCCACCTACGGCGTACGGCTTGGGGATGACAACGTCATGGGCCGTTTGGGGCAACCACAGAAGGAGGTCGTCGAGATGGTTTACGGCCTCGCCGGGCATGTGGCCGTAGTGAAGGTGTTCAAGCCCACGGAGTACAATAAGGTCACGTTCTGTTCATCGCTGTTCTGGGACGTCGGCGGTGGCCGCCGTGTGCTCGACCGATTCCCGTTCCGCACGTTGTCAAAGACGTTCATGAACTCGGACCCGGCGCTCAGATCGCAAGACATGCCGGGGTTCGTCGCTGGCGTCGCTCGTGGCTTTAAGCATTCGTACTGGGTGCCGGTCCTGGGCGACGTGTGCCGTATTCTCGCCGACACGACCGTTGCGTCCCGCGTGGATAAACGTGCAGCGGCCGGGGCGAAGTACAAGTATAGCACCAACACCGTCGAAGACATCGATCAGG